TCTTGAGAAGCAGTCACAGCAATAGCATTGATAGTCTCTTCTTTCCTCTGCTTCAACTGGTCAGTGTAATACTGTGTGGTGAACTTACTATCAATCGACCTGGACCTATCATGGAACCCTTCCATGAAGAAGTTATCCTTACCAGACATGTAGGTAGAACGAATCTCATTGAGCTTCTGGTTCCATTCCTCAGGCTTGGCAGTATGTCCAAAGTCAGCATAGGCTTCTGTGACAGCCCTCTCATAGTCTACAGAGGCAGCTTCACCCTTATAAAGGCTATGCCCCATCTGCTCATAGAAGTTGGCCTCAGGAGTTAACCCTTGGCCTTTGAGAGCGTTATAGTACCCGTTGTTCATGTCCTCCTTGTTCTGTTCCTTCTTAACACCAGCGTAAGTATGGAGAGCTTCCCCCATACCTCCAATAGCGTTCATGAGGAGCCTAGCATTCCTATCAGCATTCTCCATGCCACTAGTGCTTAGGCCCCTCATGAGATTGGGAATATCCGGCTGTTGGTAATGAGCCAGAGGAGGAGTTGTAGCATCTACAGGTCGAGCCACAACCTTCATGTCAGGAGTCGAGTACCGGAAGGTGTCCTGCTGTTTGGTAGGCACCTGCCTGTTAGGTTGAATCTGAGTATCTCTGGGCATTATTTATTCCACCCTGTCATATTGAACTTACCTCCAAAAGGAGCTTTAGGACCAACACTCATGGACTTCATCGAGCTATAGGCTCCTAGACCAGCACTAGCTGCGCTGGTGATGGCTCCTAAGCCAGAGAGGAAAGGATCGGGGCCTTGCTTCTCTTCCACCCCAAAAGGCATCAGGAAGCCTTCTAGGAAGGCATTGTCCCTAGCCCCTGTGGTCTTGACCCTGGCATTCCCAATCTCCATGAGCTTTCCCTTGTAATCCATAGCAGTCCCTTTGATATTCTCTCTGGTCTGCTCCAAGAGGTTCTGACGGTTAACGTCAATGATGGAGGTGTCATAGCCCTGCTGGAAGAGAACATTCTCCTCCACCCTCTTGGCCGTATTACCTCCAACACCAGCTTCAGCAGCCCCTACGACAGCCTTGGACTTATCCCTCATCCCCTGCCTGACACGCTCTAAAGTGTCCAAAGCAGCGGCCCCTTGAATCTGGTCAGCCTGGAGTTCAAGGGTTTCCATCTGTTGGGTAGCAGCCTGTGTAGCAAACTGCTGTGACTGTTGAAGTTGTTCCATAGTCAAAGCATACTGGGATTGAGCCATAGACATAGTCATCATAGACTGCATCTGTGCCCGTTCACTAGCTTGACTGTTATATACAGATGCAGCAGAAGCCTGTCCCATAGAACCCATCACACTACCTGCTAGAGATAAAGCTCCCATAGTTCCACCAATAATGGTGGCTGGTTCACACATTTAAGTAACCTCCTGTCGAGTCAAATAGAACTGGAGGAAAGGAACTGTCTTATCATGGAAGAAGTATTCCTCAGTATCGAAGATGAACCCTAGAGCCTTCAGCCATTTGATAGAAGTGGTATTCCTCTTGTCTACGAAGTTGTAGAGAACAGGATAGAGTTCCAGCATCTCCCTTACGAAAGCCTTAGCAGATGTCATGAGAGTCATAGGATACTTCTTCAGTTCATCTGTAGCCACCATCCAAGGGACAGCCAATCGCTCAGTCTCAGGCTTGAATCCAAACACAGCCACAATGTCCCCTGTAGGAGACACAAGGACATTCACCCAGGAGGATACCATGAGGCTTGCTACAATGCTGGCCCCACTGTCTATCCATCCTGAGTGAGCAATAAGTTCTTCTCTGTCCTGCTTCCTCAGCTTCATAGAGAGGAGTTTAGGAATGTCCTCTAACATGATATCTCGAATGATCGGGCCTTTGTTAGACCCTGCGTCTACTTCTTGTGACATACTCTCCTTCAATACTTCCAGTCTGGAAGGAACATGGGAGGTAGGTAGGATTGGTAACATCTATGGTTGTTCCTCTGTTTTTAGACAAGACCAGGAAGCGTTCTTGAGTGGTTGAAAGGAGAGGAGTGCCTATCAAGGCTCTCCCTAGGACAGTCCCTGTATATTCATGAGTGACACTGTCCCTGGCTTCAGGAGTGATAGAGACTTTGAAGTATCCTGTCCTATCAAAAGCCAGAGTCAAGGTTCTAAGCAGCCACTTACCTTCAATGATAGGAGCCTTATCAGAGCCTTTGATATACTGCTCATTGAGCCTCATCCTGAAGGTATAGTTCTGTCCGAAATAGACAGAAGCATGGTATCCCTTCACAGTGAAGGTGGTGGTGGTATGGGAGGAGATAGGCACAGATAGTCCTGTGCTGGTATCAATGACATCATAGAGTCCTTCATCAATATCAGTACCAGAGACATCGTAAGGGAAGGTGAAGACAGTGGTGAGGCCAGAGGATACACCTGTAAGAGTCTTTAACCTATCCAGGTGGACCCTGAAGCCTAGTGTCCCTGTCTCCATGTTCTTGAGCCGGATCTTCTCCAGGTTCAGTTCTCCATCTCTCTCAATGATAAGGAAGAGGTCAGTCTCAATGATTCCCATCCCATAAACCTTTCCACCATTGAAGGTCCACTTGGACCAGCTATTCTGGGACTTCTCATTCCCTGTCCAGAAGTACTTATAGACATAGATGGATTCATAGTCACCAGAGGAGAGAACGAAAGCTGTATCCAAGGGGTTACAAACCACAACCTGAGCCATCCCATTGGGGATGTAGTTGGGAATGTGGCCTGTGACATCAGCAGCATCATTCATCAAAGAGTCAGGTTGGACAAAGTATTCCCTGACTGTGAGATAATCACCCTTCCTACCTGTGAAGAGAACATTGGTTCCAGCTACACCAACCATAGAATAGGGATTGAACTCAAACCCTGTGATAGGAGTGATAGCAACGGTAGTAGGAGTCAAGGTAGCGTTTACAGCCCCTAGAGAGAACTGTTGGTTGTTGGACATGAGGATGAGGTTGGCATCGAAGGGAGCATACTCCATCAGGTTGACTACACTGTTAGGTAGCGTCGAGGAGGAGTCCACATCAATAGGGTCATCATCAAGAACATCCAGAGCAGTACTTCCCCAGAAGTTGAAGAAGTCGTTGGTCTTGGATAGAACCACCCTCTCCTGTGATAAGAAGCCTAGACGGCCCTTGAAGAATAGGATGTTGTTCACCTTGTAGCCTACAAAGGAGGGCACAGGGTTGGTGATGTCATCCCCACTATCCCTGCTTACCCAATCAATTGGAGCTACCGTGAAGGTGTTGGTGGCTGTCCGTACAATCCTATGAGGCATTGTGGACTGTTTGAAGGTAGTTAAGATTCCAGGCTTGGCTACTTCCTTCCAGACCTTATCAACCAGCTTCACGAAGTAGGAATCGAATTTGTTAGATTCATCTCCAGAGACTTCTAGGACATCTGGTTCAGCAATTCGGTAGACTTCCACAGGATAACCAGAGGAAGGAGCAGCGTCAGTCTTGATGAAGGAACTGTTCTTCCATGACCATGCAGTAGTTATACTGTTTTGGACCTTAACCCTGATGTCAGATTGGTTTAGATAGTAGGGAGCCTCAAAGGAGTTATTAAGGCCATCCCCCGTAGCAAGCTCACGGTACGCTTCAGGATGGAAGCCAATGAGCCTGGAGAATGTCTGAACCTTACCTGAAAGGACATGAGGAGCTACGTCAGTATCCATCTCAACTGTGACTGTCCTGTTAGTGACCAGGGTGTAGTCAGATACTGTGATACACCTGATGTCCTTCCTAGGTTCACAATCAAGGAGATAGTCTTTTACAGAAGCATCAGCGGTAAAGGCCAGGTCTTCAGCCAGGTTGCCATACTGTACCGTACATTCAGTTCCATCTGTTTTGAAGATACGGAGAGGAGTATCCTCCTCACCTGTGAAGATAGCTTCATACTGCTCAGTCTCATCCCTGTTGATGGTATGAGTGAGATAGTCTTCAGGATGGATAGTTCCTGTGGTTGAGAGCGTAGCTACATGCTCTGTGTTCTGTCTCTTGGTCAAGCCATCAACCAGAGAGCTATAGCCGTTCTCCTGGGCATCTAGTTGGGTATCAAGCCGTATTGGAGCGGCCTGTTGATTCACTCCGTTGTAGAAGCCAGGAATGTTCTTACTTACCAGAGTCATTCTTACAGGCTCCTGTTGGTGATATCAGAGATGGTAGAAGATGAAAGCATGTTGTCATCCCTGTTCATAAGCTCTTCCCTAGTCATAGCAGCCAGAGCCTTGGCTTCACGCTCCAGATACTTCTGGTCATTGTCCACAGAGCCTATGACATCAGCCAGGAACTCCCTAGCGGCCCTGATGACAATATAGTCCCTCACAACCTGAGGGAGTTCTTCAAACTCAAGGAAGAACTTGATGTCAACGTCAATGGAGGAATCGAAAATGTAGGTATGGTTCTCTCTATCATATACCCTGGTGCCTCTGAGAATGTAATCCAAGGAGGTGTCAGTAGGGTCCATAGAGAGAGTGTTGGAGGGCACATGGACCTCTCCAGATTCAAGAGGAGCTAAGGGATACTCTTCTTCAGTGTTACAATGAAGTCCCATGTTCTGGACCTGTCGAGAAACACGATGAAGAGTCTGCCTAGCCAAAGTGGCCTCAGTAAGACCTGAAGTGGTCAGAGAGTTCACCGGCTGTTCCCCAATAACCTGGAGCATGGTGTTCACCGCTTCAAGCTCAGTCATGGGAGTCATGTTCATAATAGTCAAGTACCTCTAATGTATGGAGATTTGAAGCAAAAAAGGGGGACTCCCTATTTCTAGAGAATCCCCCTTAGTTTAACTTAAGACGGAGCAGCAGTACGCAGCTCAGCAGAACACTCAGGACGCAGACCACCATGACCGTAGGCATAGCGACCCACCAGCAAAGTGCCCTGGCGGCGGATGTCCCACTCAGACTGAATCGAGAGGTCCATCAATTTCACAGTGCCCACAGCATCCTTGGTCCAAACAATGGCCTTGGTGGTGCTGGCATTGACGCCGTGATAGGTGTCAGAGGTGAGGTTAGTGGTGGGAAGGGTGTTGCAAGGAATCAGGTCAATACCGGCAATGCGAGTCAGAGTACCATCAGCGATAGAACCCTTACCGTCATAGTCCTTGTTGACCAGCGAGAAACCATTGGAACCAACCCAACGAGCCAGGAAGTAGAAGTCAGCAGGAAGGAGAGCGCAATAGCGTTCCTTAGGAGCATTGTTCAAATCCATCTGGGCCGCAACATCATACAGGGCATCAATCCAACCCTGAGCCTTGGTGTCAGCAGTAGCAGAGCCAAGGTCAGCATCGGTGATGACCAGACCACCAGTACCGTCAGTAACGGTAGCGGAGGCGCGAGAGTTCAGGACGATTTCCTTCATCACGCTTTTATCGAAGGTATTAGCCAGACGCTCACCCATGATCGAGGCATACTGCGAACGCACATCGTAGTGGTTCATGGCCTCATCGATGTCAGGGATGAAAGCATGGGAAATCAGAAGACTATCAATGGTGATGGTCTTCTCAGCATGATTGACCTGCTGACCAACAATTTCAGCACCAGGAGTATGGTACTCAGCAGCAGGCATCTTGCCGACAACAGGGAACTGAGCAGACTTACCAGACTTAATAGTACGAATTACATGCTTGTCGAGGGTGTACGCCTTCTGCTCAAAAGCAGTAATAACCTCGCCAGCAAAGACCTTGAGAAACAAAGCGGTCTTATCAACACCCTGGTTGATAGCACCGATACGAACGGAAGAAGCATTAGCCATGATATAAACCTTTCAAAGGAGGGAATTAAATGGTGATAGATGAAGTTAGGGCATCTAGCCAGTATGGTAATAAGGGTGTCCTCTCTTTCTTATTCCTCAGAACAAGATCAATTGGGCCTTATCATTACAAATTAGAACGTTCCATTTTACGGGCAACCGTATCCCTGAACGTGGGGGACTTCTTGTACTCTGGTTTAGCCATATCCAGAGAGACATCCTTCCAAGATGTATAGACATCCTGTCCAGAGCTAGTGGCAGAGGGCTTGACCAGCTTAGGAGAAGAGCCGTTGGCTTCGACGTAGGATGCCTTGAGAGCCTTCACAGCCATCTTCATAGTATCTACATCACCAGACTGAACTGCCTTGTTGAACGCCTTCTGTTCAGACACAGACATGTTGTCCTTAGCCCAGCCAACGATCTGGTGGTACTGTTCCTGTCCACCTGCAATAGTGGTGATTTCACCTATCATCTTGTCAGCCAAAGCCCGCTGACCTTCGATGTAGGCTTCCACCATGGGCTTAGGAATTCCAGCCTTGTTTAGCTTTTCATAGGAAGATTCACTAAGAGTGCCTTGTTCAAAGAACTCCTGGCTTAGGGCTGTGTAGTCAATATCATTCCCAGACTTGTCAGCTTTTCCATTATCAGGAGCCATCTCTTCTTTCTTCGAGCCTTCGCCTTCTTCTTTCTTAGGCTGCTCAGGGCTGCCTTCAGGCGCATCTTCAGCACCAGGAGGAGCCACTTCTTCCTTTTGAGCTTTACCCAGTCCTCGCTCCAGGTCTTTGTATACTTCTTCAAGGTTGCCACCTTTGTTCTTCTTCAGGAGTTCCAGAACACCTTTCTCCAGTTCAGCTTCGGAGGTATACTTACCGGCTAGAAGAGACTGCTCTTCATTACCTGTACCACCGTCAGCTTTGGCAACCATCTCATCAATATACTGTTGAGTCTCATCAGGAGCTTCATCACCAGGATTAATCTCTACGAAATCGGACATATAACCTCATTACTGTTGTGGTTGAGCTTGCTGTTCCATCTGAGCTTTACCCATGTCCATCATCCCTTTCACAGCATTAGGAGCTAGCTGTTGAGCCATAGCCTGTTGCTGCTGAGACTGCTGGGCTTGCTGGACTTCCTCTTCAGGCCGTATAAGACCTTCAGGGTCCACTCCAAGAGCAGTAGAGATACGTTGGATAAGGTTGCCCATATTAAGGTAGGGCATCACAGACTGTTCACCCAGATCCTTGATGGACTTCACGAACGTGATGAGCTTGTTCAGATCGTGACCTCGACCAAGAGCTTCAAGCCCTGTGGTGATGGTCAACTGGACAACCCCTTCAGGAAGGGCAGGGAGCTTCCCGGTCTTCCTCATCTGTCCCATGACACGATTGAGGAGAGGACGCTGGAACTCTTGGGAAAGGATGGAGTAGATACCACCAAGGGCATCTTCCAATTCAGAAGCCATGAACCTGATTTCTTCAGCAGTCACCCTCTCAGCATCTCGCTGGATGGAGCTATGAAGAAGGAAAGCTTGGGCAAGACGTTCTTCAATCCTGACCACAGTATTCAAGGCCATCTGGAAATCAGCTTGTTTCTCTACCTGCAGACAATGGACATCATCTGGAGAGCCAGATACAAAACCTGTGTTCTGAGCCTTTTTAAGGTCATTAACATTGGTGGTTCCATTAGGGTTGACCATGAAGATGACTTTGGCAGCTACAGCGGTCCCCTCTACGATGGACTTCATGAGTCCTTCAAGAGAGATTAAGTCGCCAATGTATTCCTCTACATGTCCTCGACCATAATCTTCACCCTGGATAGCAGTCCATCTCAGGACAATCCAAGGACACTCTTTGAGAGGATAAGTACCTTCACTACCAGGGATAGCTTCACCAGCTACCTCCTGAAGGACTTCCCATTGCTTGCCATCCTCAGTCAGCTTGACCCTGGTGTAGAGTTCTACATTATCCTTGTCAGCTTCCTCAGAGGTCTTGGCTACAATCTTAGCCCTAGTGTCTTCATCCTCAATGGCAGCAGGATGAACCTTCTCCTTGGTGATGAGGTCAATGACATGCCCCGCAGGGTCACGTTTAACGACATACTGGTCAAGGCGATACACTCTCATCCCTCCTTCATCGGGAAGGAAGGTGCAAGCGTTGCCTGTGGCTACAAGGAGCTTAAGAGCTTGGAAGACAGGAACCCTGGAAGCCTGGGATTCGAGGAACTGCTGGATGGAACTCTCTAGACGGGCAAGTCGAGCTTGGACATTAGTCTTGAAGTTCTTTTCACCCATAGACTCTACAAGCTTTTCCATCGTGGCACCATCAATATCAAATCGAAAGAAGGGGGAATTTGTTGGCAGAAGAGCCAGGAGAAGTTTGCTGGAGAGGTTGTTTACACCTCTAGCACCGAAGCCCTGATAGGGCGTAGGAAGGGGGTCAGTCTCAGCGTGTCCGTTTTCAGGCAGAAGAGCAGGAATGGTCAGTTCAGCGCATTTCCTAGCCCTAGTCAGAAGGGAGCTACGTCGGTTATCGTACTTCTCGAAAAGACTTTTAAGGGAGACATCGTTTTCTTGGTTTTCCATTCATTCACATCCTTTAAGAAGGAATCGCCAGGCCTGAGCCAGAACTAGGAGTGTTCGCTCCAGAAGTGGGAATAGGGATGAGGAATCGTCTGGTCCCTTGAGAAGCAGCCTTCTTGGAAGCAGAGGCAGAATCACTAGGAGCATAGGCAGCAGGGTCTTTCTTCTGCTTGTCTATGTTGTCCTCATACTGGTCCTGCGTGGTCTGAGCAGTAGCCCTGGCGTTAGCCATCTCATTCTCCTGCATCTTCTTCTGCTCCTGGTACTGCATCATCTGCATCAACTGACCAAACCCATCATCACTCTTGCTACTACCACCGCCACCAGCCATGCACATAATTAACCTCTCACTAGGGCTTGTTCTAAGGTTTCTTGAATCTCATTGACTAACTCCAACCTAGCCAGGAGGCTCTGCACTACGGACCTCTGTCCAGCCTTGAACATGATTTCATCAATGTTCTCACCTAACCTAGCAGAGCGTTCAGGATAGGAGGCATTCAATTCATTCACTAGATCAACAGCAAATACTGGAAGTGCTTTCACACATTGTTCCTTTAATTAGGAGGATACCTAAGTATTTAGCCTAGATATCCTCCCATCCTAAGGTGAGAATCTCATTGAAAAGCCAATCCACAAATAATGGAGTGACTCCGGGGGAGTGACGATATATCGTCAATTTAACGAAATATCATCATTAATCAACGCACCCACTAATCTGCCCTTGGATAACTTCCTAAGAATTTAGAGCTTCTTGGATACCTAAAGCAATCTCTTGAGCGGAGTAAGGCATGAGGCCGTTGTTCTCAATTCGAGTGATGGCAGGAATGAGGAGAGGGAGCATCGTCACCATCTTGAACTGCTCACAAGTAGAGGTCAGAGAGCAGCCCTTACGGAGGTACTCAGCATACATCGTAGTGTTGTTCTCACAAGGAGGTGCCCACCTAGAGGCAATCTCATGGCAGGTGTTGATCTTGTAGTTCTTCTCATAGTTCAGAAGAAGCTTTGCCATAGCCCTGATGCCCTTCACAGGAGTCTCATACTTCTCGAAGGGAGTGGTGTTGTTACTCACCTCCCCCTTCCAGGTGATAGATGTCTTTCGGATGTTACCAGGGTTATTGTTCCTCAAGCCGATAGGAAGCTTAGGTGCCATTACTTGTCCCCTGGATACACAAGTATGCTGATGGAACCTTCACCAGACTTGGTGATTCCCTTCCAAATCTTCAGGAACTCCTCAGGACGCCTCTGGAAGAGATTGGCATCACAGGTAGCACATTCCACAGGAGAGGCTTCTTCAGAATACCAAGCAGGATAAGCAGGATACTCCACAGTAATGACAGCTTTCATCTTAGGGATATTAGAGTCCACAGATTCCTCCGATACATTTTTCTTCGACTTCATCAAACACAACACCTCTTTGTTTAGCAGCTTCTTCGTAAGGGACAGGAGTCAATGGCTGTCCACCTCTGGCACCATCAGGATAACAGGTCATACCTCTGAGCATTCCACAATACTTCAAGAGAGTGTTCCCCAACTCCTGGGCAGTATACTCATTGTTATACTCACTCCCCCAAGCAGGGAGGTTCAAGGTGGAGGAGATGGCATGGTCAACGAATTGTTGAACCTGAGCCTGGAATTCGATCCTCTTACCTGGAGTGATAGCCAAGGATCTGGATGTCTCGATGTCATCAGGATTTAGGCCATGCTCCTTAATCAACCTCTCAGCGGTGGCATCGATGACATACTCATACTTCCACCTAGTCCCTTGCACCAGATACCTACGCTTGTAGGCCACAGCGAAGAGAGGCTCGATGCCTGTGGTAGTGGAGGCCAGGATACCTATGGTGCCTGTAGGGGCAATAGCACGGTACTTGATGGGACGATTGATGTAGAGCTTGTCACAGAGTTGATTGGCTCCAGATTCAGAATAACCCTCATAGGACATAAGCCAATTCTGGAGCTTCTCAGAGAAGGCATAGGACTCTCCATTCTTCAAGAGCCATTCATGGATGCCCATAAGACCAAGACCAAGGCGTCTGTTCTTCTCTCTAACCTGTTTAACCTTCTCATAAGGTAAGTCACCTCTCAAGGTTCCACAGACAAGGAACTTAGAACCTAATTCACAGACTGCTTCAAACTCATCCAGGGAGTCTATAGCTCCCATATTCACGCTTCCAAGATTACAGACATCTGAGTCATTTTCAGAAGTTACTTCACAACAATTAGAAACAATCACCCCTTCAGCACAGAAGGAATGTTCTTCATATTCTACATCGCAGCAGAAGACATCTTCAATTCTTCCTTCATCTTCAACAGAGACGACCTTCACAGCCGACTTACGATACCCAAACACTTCCACCCCGTCGGTATTAAAACGAACACGGCGAGTGGGGATGAGAGTGAGGAAGTCAACGATGGAATCACGAAGGATAATCAAAGACCATGTCTTGTTCCCAGGTTTATACGAAGAACCAGAGCCAATATTGATATTACTCTGGATGCCATAATACTCTAACCACCGCCTAACATCCTCAAGTAATTCATAGATGCTAGAGGAAAGAGTTATCCTCCTGGCCTTCTCATTAGCATAACCATCAGCATCGAAGAGTCCTGCTATGAAAGACCTAACACAATAGGTTGAATCAACCTTCTTCTTACTCAGGGAAGCATATTTATTGTTCTTGTAGTACAGCCTCGTTCCATCGAGAGAAGTGGAGTCAGGAGTAGCTAGACAAGGGAGAACCTTCTCGATCTTGTTCTCAGCGAAGAAGCTAACATCAGCCCCTCCCCAAGAAGAATGACCATCTCCAATGATGAACCCCTGTGTGTAACCTATAGGGTTCAAGCCTGTTCCTTCTATAGCACACAACGAAGTGACCAAGGTATCTCCAGGCTTCAATTTAGCAGCCGGAACCTTGTCTTCAATGTATCTAGCGTTCTTCCCTCTTTTATTAGAGAGGGGTTTACGAACAAAGAACTCATGCTCAGGGTCAGCATAAATAACCCTTCCACCTGTCATCCTAACGGTGAGCGTCTTGACGTTACTCTTGGTCTTCACGAAGGTAGTCTCTGCCCACCTTCTTCCTGTCCAGACCTTACACTTCCCTTCAGGTAAGTCTTTAATCCTAGCATATCCATCACTACAAAGGACATGGGTTTCACCAGACAGAGGAGCGTTCCTTAGTGTCTCCTTCTCATTCTCATAAAAGTTATAAGAATGCCCCGGTTCCCCAGTCTTGCACATATTCAACACAGAGCGATACCAGAGGTCAGGAACGTATCCCTGTTTAGCTTCTTCAATGAACTTCGTATCCCAGTTGATGGAGATGTTGGTCATATCCAACTGAGCAGGGAAGTTGAAGTCTTCAGCCTTCTTCTCCTTAATCCACTCAGGCCAATCCTTAGCTGTAAGGAAAGCCTCGATGTCATCATGCTGCCAATTGAGAGAGGCATAGATAGCAGAACGTCTTGAACCACCTTGCATGACGTTCCTGCCTATCTCATTAATCATGTACATCAGTGGCAGAGGCCCACTAGATAATCCACCAGTGCGAAGGAGACTACGCCCCATAGGACGTATAACAGAATAATCAACCCCAATGCCTCCCCCTGACATAAGCGCAGACGTACACCGCTTAACCAAGTCAGCCCATTCTTCACGGGTATCCTCCTCAGCTTTGAGCAGGAAACAGTTGTTGTAGTAATGGAGCTTCCTTCCTGCATAGTAGAGATACCTACCACCAGGAACGAACTTCATCTCTGTGATGAACTTGACCAACTGCTTCTGTTCTTCAGGAGACAGCAAGGGAAAGGGAAGTTCCCCTCCCCTTGTGCCACAGACATCATCTACCAAACGCCTAGCAAGTTCAGGCCAAGAGTCATTCGGACCTTGGGCATACTTGTTCCTGAAGATGTTCTCAGCGAAGGGTGTCTTGAACTTAAACATCTACACCTCACCCCCAATGGAAAGAGTGACAGGGATGACATGCCTACGGATGTACCCAGGAACAGGGTCAGCATCACACAATTTGTTCTTAACCCTGGCAGCGTCACATATCTTCTTGTAGAACTTAGCGTCTGCTAGGCGAGAACTATGCTTACCTCTGGAGGTGAGGAACTCTCCTTCTTCCATAATGATGAACATGATATCTTTCATATGACTCCTTTAGGAGGCTCCCATAGTTTATATGTCCTGTTCTTGAAGTCCCACTCCTTCACTGTGAGTATCTTAGCCAACCTAGCCTGAGACAACGCAGAAGCCTCTGTAAGCCCTTTGGATTCATAAACCGATACACAGGTCGCCCAATAGTCTTCAGAGGCTTCCAGAGCCTTCCTAGCCTTCACAGGGCCTATTCCAGGACAACCTGAGTATCCATCTACAGAATCCCCTGTGAGTACCTGTTGGTAGAAGAAGAACTCTCCTTCTTCAGGAGAGACTTCATAAAGCGAATCCTTGGTCCAGTTGTAATGGAACCCAGGAATCTGATTGAGGTCTTTGTCCAGAGTACAGATGATAGTGTTCTCTCTGGATGTCCCTAGGATACCCATGACATCATCAGCTTCGAGCCACTTGGTCATCTTGCAGGGATAGTTGGAAGAGACATGAGACTTGAGAAGAGACAGAAGGACAGGTCTTTTAGCATCAGACCTGTTCCCTTTGTAGGTTCCATCGACAAGGTATCTGAAGTTATAATCTGAAGACAGACAGAGGATGTAGTCTTTAGCCTTACATCTAACCAGGAGGCGTTCAATGAAGGTATCAATATCAGCCTTGGCCTTATCTTCATTTACCTCCTCAGAGACTACACCCTCTTCCCATTCATAGTGTTCTTCATTGATGGCAGCTATCTGGTAAATCATGATGTCAGCGTCAATGAGTAGGGTCTTTTTACTCAATAGTGACAACCTTCTTACATGCTGCAACGATCTGCTTCTTGGCTTCCTCAGTAGCAGCAATCAATGCCTTGATGTCGGAAGCATCGGAATGATTCTGGAGAACATCAAGCAGCCGCTTCCCTGCTCCAGCATAGTCCTGATAGTACGCAATTGGTTGACGATACTCTGTCCCAGGAACCTTACTCTTAGGACCGCTAACCATAATTCGATAAAGGTCTACACTCCACTCTGTCGGCTCAATCTCATAGTTCTGCACCCTAATGGTAGCCATGCTCTTCTCCTCCTATTAGATTGTTCCGACATGAGAACTCGAACAGTGAGTACCTCTCCACCAAGCACATTCAGTCATATCACAGTAAGGACTTCCATCTCCCACGATACGCCCAGAGACAGGGTCAAAGGAGTAGGTTCTAGGGAGGGACATCTTCATGGGACAGAGCAGGAGAGGAGGAGTCTCAGGAGTCTTCTCCACAATCTCTGTCATATTCTCTTTCGTCTGGGACTTCTTTTTCACAGTCTTCTTCTCCTCTCCAGATGTTACATGGAGCATCTGGTTGGTTCCAATCTCTTGGTCCTCGACACTCACCGTTGTAGTTCTCATAAGGACAAGCTCCTGAGTAGCACATGGCTAGAAGATCGAGACAAGTTTCAGGAGAGTGATAGCCCACAAGCCGTAGTTACGGACCTGGACTTTAGAGTTGTTATCAGTCGAGGACTTCTCCACAATGTTGATAGCATCCTGAATAGCCTCAACCAGGACCACAATCATATCAGCATCAGCCACAGAAGCAGCAGTAAGGTTAGCCATCCGCATCTGAATGATAGTGATGTAAGGCTTGAGTTGCACCTTGGTATCTTCAGGAAGAGGAGATGTCTCAAGGATAGAGACAAAGGCAGAGACAACACTAGGAATCTGTTTGAGCTTGTTACTCTCACAGCCCACAGAGAACGTGAGCATGAACACGGCCAGACCAAGCATGAACTTGTTAAGAGCCACTATAGAACCTCCAGCCTGATTCCCTCACTAAAGCATACATGGTGAATGCCCTGATAATCCTAAATGGCATCAGTATCCTTGAGCTACGGGCGGCGATTAGAAGACAGAGATTGGCGAAGAGCCTAGCATCAGCAGATGACCTGGAGTTCCCAAAGACATATTCAACGTCATGGACATTACATGCGTCTTTGATGTCCAATCCCCAGACCGTGTTGAATTTAGTTTTCCACGAAGAAGGGCCACAACCATTCATGACTGTGACCCTCTTCTCCTTCTTTATCTGGTTCCACCAGGAAGGGAGACATAGTGGGATATCGTGTTTAAGTTTGAGGTCCATTATCCTCCTTCCTCAAGAGAGGAGCCTTAGCTGAGAGCCTACCAGCCAGAGCCAGGCCAGCACCAATCAAAGAGGTGACATCCTCCAGAGGATACCCGGTGTTCCCGATCAGGATAGAGATGTCCATGATGGGGAGCTTCTGATTGAGCCAGCCAATGAGGATGATGGCACATCCCCAGATACCTTTGGAACGGAGTAAAGCGGACATGTCCAGGTTCATTCAGTTTCCTCTTTAGGTTCTTCAAAGATGAACTGGGAGTGCCTCAGAATCCTCATAGCGTTGATGAACTGCTCCCACTCCTTCAGCCGGTGAGTCTTCCTCTGGGCAACGATGTTCCTGATGACCTTGTAGTTGGTACAGACAATCCTACGCTGGAGAAAGGATTCAGGTAGAAGAGCTTTGAGAAGATCGAATTGCTTCTCACCAACCATCATGTTCAACATCTCCAAGACCTGAGAAGGGATACCAGGAGCCTCAAAGTCATCAGGAGTGAGATGCTTCTTCAACATCGTGTGCATAGTAGACTGAGACTGCTTGGTCATCCCAACCCTGTAGGTGTCAAACTGTTGCCACCAATACCTAGGAGCTACGATGTCCAACCAGACAACCATGCTCTCAAGGAACTTATTATGTCCCCCATCCATGTGAGCAAGACGTGTAGCAGCATTCCAAGCCTTGTGAGGAGAGACATTATAGGAGAGAGATAGCCCTACCATAGCAGGGAGATAACCGGCTTCATCCAGTAACAGGACTTCCATATGTCTCCTTGAGTTTGTTGAGGTAGAAGGTAGCCTTGTTCAAATCCTCCAGCCCACCCTTGAGCTTATGTCGAGTGACATACTTGACCACATTGCCTTCAAGGAAAGACATCTTGTTAGCCATTATATAATCAATAGGCTGGATGCTACCTTGAGTGTAGTGAGGAGGATGCGATACCATGTCGTATTTGACAGGAAGGTCCGCATAAGTAATAGGAAGGTCATCACGATAGATAGTAGACTTGATAGCTAACAATTCAGCTTGTTCATCTTTACAGTAGGGACAGATAGCTGGAAGTTCATCTCTAAAACGCTCATGGAGGATATGACCACATTTAGTACATTCCCAATCTCTACGGCTCAATGAGTCCCTCCTTTTCAAGGATAGAAATAATCTCAGGAAGAGGAGACGTGTAAGCATCCCCCTTGATGATTTTTCCATTGGTGTCCTTGGTGGTTCCTTTCTTTTCATTGGCAGAGATGACAGCGTCGAAACATTCATTGGCAACTTCCGCAGGGACGCCAAGGGCTTCCGTATATATGTCCCTAAACTCAGTAAGACCATGATGAAGACAGACAAGGAACAAATCTGGTTCCTTCATCTTAGCCTCAGTACCTGCTCCTACGAAAGATAAATCACAAAGCTCTTGAATCTTCTCAGCCAAAGATGGAGCTTTGAAAATCTCAGTCAACTCCTCCATCAACATCTCGAATTCAAGCTCAGGATTGAACTCAAGATTATTCCTATCCTTGTTCCACTTCTCGATGCGCTCATATGTATCCATCATATCTCCCCTTAATGTGTTTCAGCCCAATTATCTCCAACACCATAGTCCCCATCAAGAGGACATCTGAATTTGAAGTGTTCTCCAGCTAATTGAATAGCCTTCTTACAAACCTCTCCAGCAGCTTCAGCATCTTCAGCTTTCACTTCAAGCTGGAACTCATCATGAATGTTAGCTACAAACTCATAGTCATAACCTCTCCTAAAGAGTTCTTCATCAGCTATAACCAAAGCCTTCTTCATTATCACTGCCCCAGCAGACTGAAGTAGAGTATTAAGAGCAGCATGAGAAGAACGAACATTGAGCTTACGGCGGTCCAGACCAACAAGAAAGCCCCTGTTGGAGACAGCCTCGCCCACTGCTTCAACCAGTTTACCCAACGCAGGAACCCTAGCCAGGAATCTCTTCCTAGCTGATGCTCCCTGCTGGCGTCCTTTGCCAAGAATTGCACCAAGTTTTTCATCACCTGCTCCGTAGATAAAAGCATAGAAGAATGTCTTTGCTACATCCCTGTCATTGATGCCTAGAGCATTCATGTTGAGAGTATGGATGTCAGTACCTTCATCCTTGCTCCCAGACACTACAGCCTCAGCATATTTGCCTCCATCATACCTAGCCATGTAATGCCCTAGACAGCGAGCTTCTAGTCCAGCAGCATCACAGCCTACTAGTTTATAACCAGTAGGAACTGTGAAGAGTCCTCGACAGTCCTTGCCATATGGAGAATACACAGCAGGAACTTGAGCCATGTTGGGATGACTATGAGTCATTCTCCCTGTCACGGCCCCACAGGTATTCACAGAGCCGTGAATTCTACCCGTGGTTGTGTTGTAAGCCTTGAGCCATCCCTGGTTCCCTTCAGCTAGCTGACCTAGTCTCTTGTCGAGCATTAAATATTCGGCAATGAGCTTGGCTTCTGGGTATGGAAGGGAGGCTAGGATTTCATCTGAGACTTTCGGTTCACCTTGGTCTGTAAATTCCAGAGGCTTCCAGTTGAAGCCCCTAGTCAAGACCTTGGCGATATGTTGTCTACTAGAAGGGTTGAACTCCACCAGTTCTATTTTAGTACAAGGAGCATTAGCATAATAGCCATACTTCTTATTGAAGGCTTTGGGAGTGAATGTCTTTCCTCCCACATAGAAGGAGCCAAAGCGGTCAATGAGTTCTTTCTGTATCTCCTCTTGCCTAGAGCGGAGTTTTAAGTAAAGAGCCTCTGCCTTCGAGACATCGAACATGAATCCCTTCTGTTCCTGTCTGAAGATTATTTCAGCAACCTGATGCTCCAGCTTGAGAGCTTCAGGAGAGACATTCTGTGCTGAAAGTAAATCGACCAGCTTTTTAAGAACCACCACATCCTGAACATTATATTCAGACATCTCCCTCGACCATTTAGACCAATCACTCCACTCTCCTTTATACTCTTTCAACCTGTAGCCCCAAGCTTTGAGGCTGTGGGAGCCTATGAGGTTACCTGGAAGGATGTCCTTCTTGAAGAGGTTGAAGTCAGTCTTACGAATGTCAGGGAAAGCCAAGCGACTCCAGACAAGAGTGTCTATGACTTCTCCGAAACCCTTGAAATCAGGATAGAGCTTCTTCAAGGCAGGGACATCGAAACCTATGGCATTATGGGCGACGATAGGGACGCCTTCTCTGGAGGCTTTCTCGATAGCCATAAGGAGTTGACTAGGAGACACTCCCTCAGGGTCAAATTGAAACATGGTGTTGGTGTTGGTATCTAAGGCAGCGGCACAGAAGCAGGTGTCGAGAGCATCTAGGAAGCCATTGGTTTCAATATCGAAGAGAAGCATAGTCCTCCCTTATATGGTTTAGGTTCCCTCCACATCCTCCGCTATGGCTGCACAGCCTCTATCATACGCCCTAAATCCAACATGGATGGATTCGCCATACCGCCAAGCTTCCAGAACATCTTTGAGGGTATCCTTGAGATTTGATATCTCCCCGTCCTTGGCGGCGATTTCGGCGGCGTGGTCGGTGAAGATGGAAATAAAGTCCACGCAAT